ACGGTCCACAGCAACTTGGTTTTGCTCCATCCATGTACCGATAGCGTAGTTCACAGTGCCATTAACTTCCTCGGAAAGTTCTGCCTTAGCAGTTTCAACTTGCTTTTCCAATTCAGTGGCAAAGTGTTCTACAAGCTTGTCATACTCTTCAGAGATTTTCGCTTTAACTGCAGACTCGAAAATAGTCTTTGCTTTTTCAGCGAACTCCTCAGAGAGTTCAGTGCCCTCTACGAGAGCAGCAACATCAGCGGAAACATCAAGATCTTCCATTGATGGTTTGATTGGATAGGTGACTGCGCCACCCATCTTAGTGCCGTATGCTACTTCAGCACCTACGGAAGGACGAGGATCAGGGGAGTCACCAGCACGCTGTTGAGGATCTCCAGAAACTTGGGAGATAGGTGCCGCTGCTTTAGCGCCAGGATTCTCTTCGCCGTCATCGTCGTGCTCATTAGGAGTAGTGGAAGTTCCACCAAGATCAGCAGGTGCTGATTGTCCAGGAGCAACCGAAGGAGAGACGGTTGGTGCAGGATCCTTACCGCCAGCCTTTGCAGTCTGTGCGTCAGAAACCTCAGAAGGTTCACTACCAGTGCCAGGGATGACGTTTGCAGAAACGGTTGGCATAGGATCGCCAGCTTCTACAATCACCTTTTGCTCGGTAACGAACTCCTCAAATTTTTCGTTTAGCATATCTGACATTTGAGTTTACCTCGTGTTTTCCGTATAATTAATCTAAGTTTATTTATAAATCAGAGTTTTCCGAGGAAATCCTCAAAGACTTTGAGGGTTCTCTCTTCCAACTCACGGCGCGAACCGTTGTCAATATAACGTTGGTATTTAGCAACTTCGCGCTCTTTTAAAATACCGTTTTGCCATACCCACTCTTTACCTTCCATGATTCCGTTGACAAATGCGTCAGGTGCAGAAGGGTCTGCTACAATATCTGCAGCAGTGGTGAGCATGAAGTCGTCCGCAACAACGTTGCAGTCTTCTTTCCTTTCGATGCTTCCCATACCACGAGAGGAAACACCTAGTTGAACGCCTTCCCCTAAAAGGTTTTTGGCGATGTTACCCATAGGCGTGTCAAGGATCTGTGCCTTGCCAATGAAGTTATTTCCTTCCGCCTTTAGAGAAACAATTCTATGAGACACTCTATCGAGATTGATGGTAGGACCATCAGGATGACCGAGTTCACCTAGAGCACGTTTTGATTGTACGTATTCTTCATTGTATCTCTTGACCTCGCGCTCAAGAACACTAAAAGGATACATACGACCGTTACGGTTCTTTAATTCTGATTGTAAAAATACTCCCTCAATGTAAAGGAGTTTCTTTCCGTTCTTCTCCTCAGTAAGGAGTTTAACGTCTTCAATCGTTTCCGTTATCAGTTTCATCGGTTACTTCCGTTTCGGTAGGTTCGTCAAAGAATGTATTTGCTACCACCTTTTTGTAGTCTGCCATTGCTTCGGAAGCTTTGGAAAACAACATATCGTGAATAGCATCGATAGCAGATGCTCTTTGATTATCATCGATTTTACCGACGATATCTACAGCACCTAACTCGTTATTAACTTCAGTTTGTTCAGACATAACAATTATTGAGTATAATTTATTTATTATTATTTGAAGGTTGAGGCGCGGACTTCTCTTTCTTTACCTCTCTTTCCATGGCAGCATCAGCAGCAAGTTCGTTTCTTTCCGCCGCATCATCTGCCTGAATATTTTGAATTTCAGGTGCCAATGCAGTGTTCTGCTGTGTCATAGTATCAAGCATATTCTGCTGAGCAGGATCGATTGCAAGACCAGAAGCGATGTCTCCCTTCATCTGTTTATCTATCTCGCGCATATCTTTATTGGTTTGACCCAAGATATGTGAACGAACATATTCCACAGAGAAATACTTGCCAACAAAAGGATCCATTTGAGTGACAGTCATCATTCTTTGATTCATCATTTCAATTTCCTTTAGTTCATTGAAGTGATTATCAAAGAGGAAGTCATACTGAATGTGCTCCTTCATGTCATCCCAATCTTCAGGAGCAATTACTCCCTTGAGGATGAGCTGAGTTTTAAGCATGTCTTGGAACATCTCAGCGAATCTCTTGCGGAGACGACCAATGAACTTCGTGAACTTAAGTTCGTCACGGAGGACTTCAGTGGTCTTACCAAGATTGAATCCTTTATTGTCGTCTGTGAGACGGGAAGGAGGAAGATTGAGAGAGTTATAAAGTTTCTTTTTGAAATACTCCACGTCCTTGAGTTCGCCAAGGTTCTGTCCGCCAGGTAGGGTTGTGATCTCAGTGCCACGTCCACCCTCTCTACGAGGTAACCAGAAATCCTCTAGCATACTCATGTGCTTTTTGTCGTCACGCATCTCACCAGTGTTTGCGTCATACACTAGCTTGTTACGATAGCGACTCATAACATCACGAAGATATTGTTCCGCTTTTACCTTAGGTAGATTACCAACATCAATGTAGAAAATTCTACGCTCAGGAGCACGGGACAGTCTGTAGATAACAAGACTATCTTCGATCATTCTTAATTGATTGAGTGCCTTGATTGCCTTATGAAGAAAACCAAGAGTCATTCTTTTGTTAAGATCTTGCAAACCAGATGGACAGAATGTAATACTGTCGGTTGCCATCTTAACTCCCTGTGATAGCGACATGTCGCCAACAGGACCTAATACACCACCTTTATAAAATCCTTTTGGATTGTAAAGATAGTAATCAACAAACGTTCCGTATTCATACTCAAGCGCAGTGCCTTTAATTGCTGCTTGTGCTAGAGAGTCTTTCGGTTTGTTGTCAATTTTTTGACGGACCTTCTTGATCTTCATTGGATCAATGTAACGAAGTTCCGTAATACCTTTCTTAGGATTATCAAGATCGATAACCTTATGATAAAAAAGTCGCCCGTCAATATACCATGAGCGGACGATTTCATGTGCGCGATTATCAAAGTTTAAGAGTCTTTTGATGTACTCAAACTCGTCGCGAATTTTTTTCTTGATTCCCATGCCAGCATCTAGACCATCTAGATTAACTTCCACAGGAGTATCGTGAGCATCACTCACAATAAATTCGTTAACCACTTCGTCAACTGCACTATCAACCTCAGGGTGTAGTGCCATATCACGATAACGACGGATCATCTCAAACTCATTACGAGCTTGATTATCCGTATCTACATATGTCCCATAGTAACCACCTGCTGCTACGGCAATTGCCTCATCAGCATTAGGAGGGACAGGGGACTGACCCTTCTGACCCTCCTTGCGATTAATCTGGAAGCCAAATAACTGACTCATGACTACTATTCAAAACTAGTGTGCTTCTAGTTATTTATCAGACTACGGTTTTGCCAGAAACTCCGTCTCTTGCGCCAGAACCAGCTCCTGCTTTAAAGTAGGAATACTGCCACTCAACTGTAAACTCTTCAATCTGATCATTGCTATCATAAGCAAGGTCAATTTGAGAGACGTTAGTTGGGAAACAATAGAAGAGAGTGTACTCTCTTAGGCTAGAACCTTCTGCAGTATCATCCTTCTCTAGTTGTCTTACCTTCAATTCTGCGGTATAACCATCAGTATTGTTTGGTTTGAATAGAGGGGATGTGTTTGCTTCGTGGGTGTTGATTTGGTTTGCCCACTCTTCAAAGAAGGAACGGAGTTTGAAGTCCTTATCATTGAAGAAGGTTGCAGTCCAAGTATCGAAGGTTCTATCACCTGCGATCTTAACTGTTCTTCCTCTGAAAGGAACTTCGATAACACCCAAGTTAGAACCTGGGAGTGCGGCGGATTTGCAAAGGATGTTCGTTAGTTTTTGCTCCTCGGAAGTCTTAGAAAGACCTCCAGGAAACTGAACATCGATAAGGAACATATTGGGCTTGACGCCTTGCCCAATAGTTTGTAGAAATTGACTTACGTTAGATGATGCCATTGTTGTTTACCTCTTGATGTTTTCCTCTATAATACTAATTATCTACCAACTACTTCAGCGAACGAAACGCCCGTTCTTGTAGCAGTTAATGTAACCGTTACATAGTTAATAGAGCGAGTAGGCTTGAGGAATAGTTCAGCAACAAACTCGTTTCTATCGATAACTTCACCTGTATTATTTGTGTCGTCACAAATAACCAAGAAGTCAGTTAGACCTCTGCGTGCTTGAATCTCAGAGAGATAAGAACTAATAGAAGCAGAGAAGTTAGCGCGAGTAGTGCTATCATTTTGCTCAAAGAGTACTCCTTCAGCAAGTGCTCTTGCTCTCTTCTCGATGTTGAGGAAGAGACGGCGAACATTGATTCTGTCGAATGCAGATGGGGAAGCAAGTGCAGTCTTGTCACCGAATAGAACAGGACCAGAACCAGGGAAGGAAACGATAGGGTTGATAGAGTTAGTGTAAAGATCGTCTCTCTGTGCCTTGTTAGGATTGAAAGCGAGTTTTACAACATTCTGTAATCCACCACGATTCAAACCTGCAGGAGAGAACCAGTCATCTTGGATAGATGAAGTGGAAACACAGAGACCAGCAACGTCACCGTTACAACCGATATAACGATACTTATCGTTGAAGCGGTCATAGGTATACTTAATACCACTGTCCTTGATAACATAAGAACTAGAAGCAATGTTATCCATGAAGTCCATTGTGTTGGACAACTGTAGTGCAGGAGTTAAAGCAGCACCACCAGATGTTGCAACTTGGTTGCCTACATGTGGAGAGATGAATGCGATACAATCCTTTCTGCTGTTTGCAACTGCAGCAACAGAACCTGCTTTAGCAATAGAGTCAGACTCAGATGCCATCGATCCGCCCATGAGAACGAAATCAACAGTTGTTTGTTCTGTGTCTAGGAACTCATCATATGCAGAACCGATTTCACCAGCAGTGTATGAATAGTCATCGGAACCACCAGATAGAGAACCACCAGCAGTGGAAACAATATATGCTAGTGTAAGTGGAGCAGCAGCAGTAGCACCATAAGATGCTGCAGCAGCGCCAGGATCTTCACCAGGAGTAGTGAATTCTGCAGAAGTTAATGCAGAACCTGCGTAGATGTAACCAGAGAACTCATTTACATAGTCCTTCCAGTAAGAAGATGCACCCTCAGGTGTTTTACCATCAGAAAGTTTTGAGAGATATGTCATTCTCTCAACAATGGTATTTGTGCTCTCGTCGATAACTGCAATGTGTACTTCGTCACCAGATAGATGACGCTCGGAAGCGAATGCAGAAGTTCCAGGACGAGGAGCAATTGCCTTGTATGTTAGACCAGTTGTTCCAATTGGAAGTGCGTTCCAGTCGGATGCAGTGAATGCAGCGCGAGTGAAACCGTTGCCAGTTACTGCAGCTGCAGCACCGTGCTTAATACCAACAGTGTTAGCATCAATAACAACTGTAACTTCGTGGTCAGTTGTTGCACCATCGCTAAGTGTTGCGCCAACTGCAAGACCATGACCTGCTTTGGTCATCTTGGAATCAGCAACTTTGTCAACGATTACAACGCGAAGGTTGTTACCGTCAGCACCAGCGTAACGAGCAGCAAACTTTTCAGTAGTTACTCCAGCATCGAATGCTGCTTTGTCTGCGATAAGAACACCTGTTCCAGAAAGTGTTGCGTTGTCTACACCAGTTGCTGCACGAACAACTGCGAGTGTTCCACCATAACGGAGAAACTCAGATGCAACCAACCAGTCTGCAGCGTTTGCCTCAGCTGGTGCTCCGAAAGTGTCGATTAGTTCTCTTTCAGAATTAATATTTACGATTTTGCCTACAGGTCCAGTGCGGAAAGAAGAAGCGATAGCGCCACGAAAGGCAGCTGCGCCAACTACAACAGCATTGGATAAATCACGTTCTCTAATAACAACACCAGGCGAGACTTGACTTGCCATGTTTTTTTACCTCTTAGATATCAAATTTATCTAAAAGTATTTAGAAATTCCTATTGCTCAAGAGGGGAAACAATGCATGAACAACCTACCAGTCTGGATACTGCCAATCAGACAGTGGTTGCTTCCCCTTTCTATTATTTAGAATTCTCTTGATCGTACAATCCTTACATTCGTATGAATATGCTGACGGTAATCCTCTCTTGGATTTTCTGGTTACATAAAAATCTTCAATCAGATTCTTAGTCTTATTACATGATCTACATTTCCTTTCTTTGAAAAGAAGGTGTTCCAGACTGAACTGATCCCCAATATCCATCAGTAGTTCCACATATAACCGACTTCTTCTTGCTTGTCTCCATACGCCCACAGATCTCCGTCAGCGTCCATGAAGGTATCATCACCCATGCCATCATCGATAAACCCAAAAGGAGCCATGTCCTGTTCGATTTGATTTCTTTGTTCTTCATAAATTCTCCTCCTGATGTCCTGATCGGTCATCTCTTTGAAGTATTCTTGCATGACTAACCATGCAAAGAGAACCATGCACATTACTAAGTCATCATGGTATCCCTCGTCTGCTTCCCACGCTTGTTTCTTCTGCACAAATGTAGTTAGCTCTTGGAAGATCTGGAAGTCATTAAACAATAACTTGTCTTCCTCAATAATTGCTTTAAGGTTAGCGCAACCGATCTTCTTAACGGTCACACTCATCTTAACACCTAGTTGGGTTTTTGATCCTGAGAATCCTTGTCCAACGACTTGTCCCGCTCTACCACGCATAGCGCACATAAGGACATTAGGATATTCCAAATCGTAGTTAAGAGTAGCAGCGATACTATCACCGATATCATTGACTTCTACCAGAATGTATGGGTTATTATATTCCTTCGCTACTTGGAAGATGACGGAGGGAAACAATACAGGCTTAATCTCATTATTTCTGTACTTCGCAACGATCTGATACGGCATACTGGTGATATCAAACACGATGAAAGCACTATAGTCGCCGCCAATTCCTCTGGCAACATCGACAGTAATAATATATTCGTGATCTTTTTCTGCTCTCTGATATACGTCAAGTCCTGCATTACTAGCTATGGGGTCATGAAATGGAATTGTTTGAAGTTTTGCTGGACTAATCAATGTGTCAGCAGAACCGAGGAAGTCACACTCAAATTCCTGTGCGAACTGTCTTGGTGACGTGTTCTTAATTGTTTCTTCTTTCCACTTGGCATCCCTTCCTGGGACCTGCGACCAGTGGACTTCGTTAGTTACATAATCATTCTTACCTCTCCTAGCATCCTCCCACATCTTGTAGAAGTGATTCATGCCGTTAGGCGTAGAGATGATAATTACTTTCGTTGATTTACCAGACGTAATAGTAGGATAAACAGAGGCAAAGAATTGCTCTGCAACATGGTTTGGAACGAACGCAAATTCATCGAGGAAGAGGATATTGAACGACATGCCTCGGACAGCACTTGCAGATGTAGAAGCAGCCAGAATCTTTGATCCGTTTTCAAGTTCAACATTACCTTTGTTCCATACTAAAATACCATGTTGCATCCACTTTGGCAAGTTCTCGTATGCAAGTTGTAACCTACCTAGTAGCTCCCTAGCGGTGGAAGCTTTGTTTGCAAGGATACCAATATTAACACTATCGTAAAAGATAGCATAGTATAATAGATAAGCGACGACTGTAGTAGATTTACCAGTCTGTCTAGGAAGTTTTGCAATGTTGAACCTGTTTTCATGGAAATCACGCAGAATTTCTTTTTGAAAATCATACATGCTGAAGGGAACCAAACCCTCATCCAGCGAGATGATTTTGATATAGTTCATCGCAAAGTAAATAGGATCCTTTTTGCACTTGATCCACTCTTCAATTTGCTCTTGCGTAAATTGTATTGGGGTTCCCGCTTTCTTTAGATTCGGGTTCCCCAAATATACATCGTTAGTAGACACAACAAAATTCTAGTTCACCACTAGTATTTAGAGATCAAGATCTCCTAGTCTTTTATTTGTATCTGCCATAGCATCTCTCTTGCCTTTGATCATACCGTCAATATATCCAGCACGATACTCCCATGTCTGTCCACCAGTATCACCTTTCTTAGGATTGATGCACTGATGATTACCAAGGTTGTTGCAAACTAAACCAGCAAGATCTAATTCGCTATCCTTTGTCTGAGCACCTGTGCCCCTCCAAACATGTTGTCCGTTAATCCAAGTCGCCCCGCACTTCTCACACTCTTTCCTCTCTAACTTAAAATCCGAAAAAGATTGATCAGGATCGGTCATTCTTCTTTAGCTCCTTAATTACTTTGTTGTACTCAGGTA